TACATCGATGTGATGAAGGACTGCCAGACGGCCATTGACAAGATGAACCATGCCATGGACGAGAACGTGCTGCTGAGTGCAAAGCAGCGGTATGTGCTCAGCGACACGGCAGGGGTCAACGAGGAAGAACTGGCCGATTTCAGCCGGGACATCGTGCATGTGGTGGGACGGCTCAACGACGACAGTTTCCGTCCGCTGCAGACGGCGGGCCTGCAGGGCAACAGCCTGAGTTACCGCCAGAGCCGCATTGAAGAGCTGAAGGAGATCAGCGGCAACCGGGACATGACGCAGGGCGGCACTGCCGGAGGTGTGACCGCAGCCAGCGCCATTGCGGCCTTGCAGGAGGCAGGCAGCAAACTCAGCCGCGATATGCTCAAGAGCGCCTACCGTGCTTTTGCAAAGCAGTGCTATCTCATCATCGAGCTGATGCGCCAGTTCTACGACGAGCAGCGGGTATTCCGCATCGTGGGCGAAAGCGGCGAGAGCCGGTTCGTGCCCTTCTCGGCGCAGGCGCTGCGGGCGGTGCCCGGCGGCAGCGTGGGCGGCGTGGAACTGGGCAGCCGGGAGCCGATCTTTGACATCGTGGTGAGCGCCGCCAAGAAGAGCACCTTCAGCCGTCTTTCCCAGAACGAGACGGCCAAGGAGTGCTATCAGCTGGGATTTTTCAAGCCGGAAAATGCCGATGCCGCCCTTGCGGCACTGGAAATGATGGACTTTGAAGGCATTGAGAAGGTGCGTCAGAGGGTGCGGCAGAACGGCACCCTTGCCCAGCAGCTGGCTAGGATGCAGCAGCAGATGGCACAGATGGCGGTGGTGATCGCCCAGCAGGGCACCGGGCCTGACGAACCGGCCCGCAGTGCAGGCGGTGCGTCTGCGCAGAAGGACGGGCAGGCGGTAAAGCTGGCGGGCCTTGGCAATGTCCTGCCGGTGGCCGCCGCTGCACATGCCATGGACATCCATTAAAAAGGAGGTGAATTTTATGATGAAAGTTTGTTACAGCGAGATGGATACCCCCGCCGGGCTGAGCTGCCGGCTGGAAGCTGCCGGTCATGCAGGCTATGCGCCTGCCGGGCAGGACATCGTTTGTGCAGGAGCCAGCACCGTGATGCAGGGCCTTGTGTACCTGCTGGCCGGGGAAGAGAACGCCCACAGCGAAGCCTTTGATGAGCCGGACGGCCCGCGTCTGGCAGTGAGCGTGGATGCGCCCTGCGAAGAATGGGTGCGCGGTGCCTTTGAGCTGGCCAAAGCCTGCTTTGCACTGCTGGCCGAACGCTACCCGGAGAATGTCCGCTTTGCAGATGTGAGCCGCAGAGGAAAGGAGAGCATGATGGATCTGCAGCTGTTTGCAGCGGAGGCGACCGCCGCCTGCGGCGGAAACAGGGAGCCGAGGCTGGGGCAGCGGCCAGCAGAACACGAGTGCCGCTCAAGGCACGAAGTGGACGCTGGGAGCCGCAACCCGTGGGGAGCCTTTATGCTACAGCTCTTTGCAGAGGGAGAAGCCGCTCCCCCTGCCCTGAGCGAAGCGCAGACCCGGCAGGCGGTGGCCTCCGGCACCATGAAGCCGGACGAAGCAAAAGTACCCGCTGTGCCGCAGGCCTCGGCAGAGAAAACCGTAGAGCTGCAGCCGGAAAAGCCCCGGCAGGAACTGCCTGTGCAGCGCCCAGAACTGCCGCCGCTGTCCAGCTTTGCCCGCAGCACACAGGCTGCTGTGCACAGCCTGCATGCCCGCTGGGCGGCAGAGGAAGCGGCCATGCGCCGCAGCCAGCCGGATTTTGATCTGCAGAACGAGCTGCGCAGCCCGGAGATGCGCCGCCTGATGCAGCTGCCCGGCATGAGGGTGCGGGATGCGTACCGTCTGGCCCACTACGACGAAAACCTGCGCACTGCAGCGCAGGCTGTGGAGCAGGGCGTGGTGGAACGCATTCAGCAGCGGGCCGCACGGCCCACCGAAAACGGCATCCGGCCCGGCGGCGCGGCTACCGTCCGCCCGGATGTAGCCAGCATGACCCGCGCCCAGCGAGAAGCACTGGAACGCCGTGTGCTCCACGGAGCACAGATCGAATTGTGACTATTTTACAAGAGAAAGGAATATGAGCATGAACAAGAATTTCAACATCCAGCTGTTTGCGGAAAACCTGAACACCACCGCTACCATGTCGAAAGAGATGAAGACCTTCTACGAGAAGCGTCTCATCGATCAGGCAGAGCCGCGTCTGGTGCACGACCAGTTTGCGGACTACTACCCTGTGCCCCAGAACGGCGGCAAGACCATTGAGTTCCGCAAGTACGACAGCCTGCCCAAGGCATCCACTCCGCTGACCGAGGGCGTGACCCCGAACGGTCAGGCACTGAATGTGACCACCATCACCAGCGATCTGCACCAGTACGGCGGCTGGACTCCGCTGACCGACGTGCTGCAGATGACCGCCATTGACAACAATGTGGTGCAGGCCACCCGTGTACTGGCAAGTCAGGCAGGCCGCACCATGGACAGCATTACCCGCGATGTGCTGGCGGGCGGCACCAATGTGATCTATGCGCCCAAGCTGGCCGCAGGCGGCACCGAGACTGCCGTTGCCAGCCGCAAGGCACTGGACAAGACCTGCACCCTGACCCCGAAGCTGTTCTTTCAGGCGGCGGCACAGCTGGGCGCGATGAACGCCGACCCCATCGGCGACAGCTACATTGCCATCATCCATCCCTACGCTGCCTACGACCTGAAGACCAGCAAGGAGTTCATTGAGGTGCACAAGTACGCCGACCCGGACACCATGTTCCGCGGCGAGATCGGCAAGCTGGGCAACATCCGCTTCATCGAGACCAGCGAGGCCAAGATCTGGAAGGATTCCACCTGCCCGGACGGTCTGGCTGTGTTCGGCACGCTGGTGCTGGGTGCCCACGCCTACGGCGTGACCGAGCTGGAAGGCGGCGGTCTGGAGCACATCGTCAAGCAGCTGGGCTACGGCGACGACCCGCTGAACCAGCGCGCTTCCGTGGGCTGGAAGGGCATGCGTGCGGCAGAGCGTCTGGTGGAGCAGTACATGGTGCGCATCGAGAGCGCATCCAGCTATTCCGCTTCGGCTGCTGCCAACTGAGGAGGTGTGAACCATGGCTGAAAAGAAAAATGTGCGTATCCGGCTGTTCAAGGACAACAGCCGCTACAAGGGCGACCTGTTCGTCAGCGTCAACGGCGTGAACTATAAGATCCGCCGGGGCGTGGAGGTGGAAGTGCCGCCCGAGGTGGCCGAGGTGCTGGAGCACAGCCAGATGCAGGACGAGCTGACCGCCGCCCGCATCGCGGCAGCGGAAAACGCCGCACAGTAATCTGAAGAAAGGAAGCCCGGCTGGGAGCAGCTGCCCGGCCGGGCTTTTTCAGAAAAGGAGTGAGATCTATGACTGTAGGACAGGCGCTGGAGCGCGCCGAAGAGCTGCGCCCGGGCAGCCGCATTGCACTGGCCACCCGGCAGGCGTGGCTGCGGGAGGCAGATGCCATGCTGCGGGAACGCTTTTTCAAACACAGCATCACGGATGCCTACGACGATGTGGGCGCAGACATTGCATGGGATGACAGCCTGCAGGATGAAGATGTCCTGCTGGCTCCGGCACCCTTTGACGCAATGTATCCCCACTATCTGTGTGCCATGACCGATGCGGCCCTTGGGGAGACCGACCGCTATGCCGGGGAACAGGCGCAGTACAACAGCATTCTGGCCGACCTTGCGGCGTGGCTGCGGCGCACCTATCCGCCGCTGACCGCCGTTCAGTGGCGCTGGTAAGGAGGTGGTGGATATGGTCCTTGCAAACCGGACAAAGCTTGCAAACAGCCGCAGCCTTGTGCGGGTGTTCGGCGGGCTGAACGAGACCTACGCCTGCTCGGAAGCAGAGTACAGCGCGGGTGTGAATTTTTCGGCAAGGGATTTTCCCGCCCTGAGCACCCGCAAGCCCCGCCGGAAGCTGCACGCACTGACCGGCCTGAACGGCATGTACCACCTGAACGGTCTGCTGACCATCTGCGGGAAGGATATCATTTATACCCCGGACGATGCCGGGGCCGACACGGTGAGCTGCACGGATGCAGTATCCGACAGCCGCAAGGCGCTGGTAGGCATCGGCACAAAGATCCTGATCTTTCCGGACAAGCTGGCCTTTGATACGGCGGACGGCAGTGTTTCTGCGCTGGGCGCAGTATGGAAGGCAGAGGGCCAGAGCGTACAGTTTACGCCCTGTGATGCTGCGGGCAAGACCTATCAGCCGGACAGCTATGGCAGGGAGGAACCGGAAAAGCCCGCAGACGGGCAGCTGTTTTTAAAGGTGGAGGATGAGGAGCACCCGTGGAGCAGCACCGGCACGCTGGAGGTGTACAGCACATCCTCCGGCAACTGGACGGCAGTGCCGCTGGACTATTGCCGCATCACGGCAGCAGGCGCACAGAAGCTGTTTGCCCAGTGGGACACCGTGACGGTGTCGGGCACGGCGGCGCAGCAGGCCGGGATGTGGGAAGAACTGAACGGCGATCTGGTGGTGTATGATCTGCTGGAAAACGGCCTGCGGGTGAAGGTGACACCGAAGGGTGAATGCTTTTACGGCACGCTGGTGCAGGGCGCGGACAGTGCCCGGTGGACCAGTCTGGACGGCAAAGAGACCCGCAGCTTTGCGGTGAGCACGCCGGTGCGGATGGAACGCCGCGTGCCGGATCTGGACTACATCACCGAGTGTGACAACCGGGTGTGGGGCTGCAGCAGCAAGGAAAACGTGATCTATGCCTGTAAACTGGGCGACCCCACCAACTGGTTCTCCTACCGGGGCATCGCAGCGGACAGCTATGCCGTCACGGTGGGCAGCGACGGGGCGTTTACCGGAGCGGCCACCTGCATGGGTTATGCGCTGTTTTTTAAGGAGAACACCCTGCACAAGCTCTACGGCTCCAAGCCCTCGGACTTTCAGCTCACATCCCTGCGCTGCAGGGGCGTGGCTAAAAACGCGGCCCGCAGCCTGTGCGTGCTGAATGAGACGCTGTATTATCTTTCGCCGGACGGCGTGATGGCATGGGACGGCAGCATCCCCACCAAGGTGTCCGGTGTGCTGGATTCGGGACGCCTTTCCAATGTACAGAGCGCAGTGGGCGGTGCGCTGGATGGCCGGTATTACCTGCACATTGCCCGCGCGGCAGCGGGGGAAGGTGTGGCAAGGCTGCTGGTCTATGATACCGAACGTGCGCTCTGGAGCGAGGAGGATGTCTGCTCCTACGAAATGACCAGCACCGGCGGACAGCTTTACCTGTGGGACGGTCAGGCCCTGTGGGCCGCAGACCCCAGCCGCGAGACCGACTGGCAGAGTACGGACGGCGTGGAGGAAAAGCTGAACTTTGAACTGGTCACGGGAGACATTGGTCTGGACGGTGCAGAGGACCGGTATCTTTCCCGGCTGACGCTGCGGCTGGATGCCGAATGCGGCAGCACGGTGACGGTGGCGGCAAGCTATGACGGAGGCCCCTGGGAAACGGTGGCGGAGCTGGCGGCGCAGAATGTGCGCCGGAGCTACGATATGCCGTTCGTTCCCCGGCGGCACGGTACGTTGCGGCTGCGCCTGAAGGGCAGGGGACAGATCACCCTGCGCAGCATTGCAAAAACGGTGGCTGCTGCCAAAGGCGGCATTACAGGCGGGGAGGTGTGAAAAATGGCAAGCGTAATGGGCATCAATAAGATCGGTCTGCCCAAGCTCAGTGAGAACATGGACCCGGAGGACGCCCGCGCACTGCGCAGCTACCTGTACCAGCTGCAGGAACAGCTGCAATATGTGCTGAGCAATCTGGATACCGAAAACATGTCAGAGGAACTGCGTACCAGACTGCAGGATCTGTAAGAAAAGGAGTTTTTATGGCAAACAAAAAGAAACAGGACGAAGCACTTGCTGCGGTGCAGGCACAGACGGAGGAGAATGGTCTGTCGGCGGCGCAGAGCGGTTATTCGGCTGCGGGACTGGGCAGCCGCGCGGAGGTGGAAAATGCACTGGCAAATGCCAGCTATAAGCCCAGCCAGACGGTGACGAGTGCAGAGAATGCCCTGAAGGAATGGCAGACGAACCGCCCCGACGACTACGAGAGCCGCTATCAGGATAAGATCGATCAGCTTCTGGGCCAGCTGCTGCAGCGCGGGAGCTTCCAGTACAGCTACACCAAAGACCCGCTCTACCGTCAGTACGAGCAGAACTATCTGCAGAACGCCCACAACGCCAGTGCGGATGCTGCGGCACAGGCGGCAGCACTGACCGGAGGCTACGGCTCCAGCTATGCCGCAAGTGTGGCGCAGCAGGCATACCAGCAGCAGATCGGCGCGCTGAGCAGTGCCATCCCTACGCTGTACAGTCTGGCGCTGGACACCTATACCAGCGGCGGCAACGAGCTGGTGAGCCAGCTGGACCAGCTGAACAGCAGTGAGCAGGATGCGCAGCAGCTGTACAACGACCGGCTGTCGGACTACTACACCCAGCTGCGGCAGAAGGGCGAAGCCTACAACAATGCATATGCGCAGGACTACGGACAGTATCAGGACTACCTGAACCAGCTGGGCACGCTGCACGACTACTACAGCGCACAGGAACAGCAGCAGGCAGCACGGCGCCAGCAGGCGTTCAACAATGTGGTGACTGTACTGGGCGTACTGGGCGATGCGGTGCAGATCGCCCTCAGCGGCACCACGGGTCTGGGTTCCATGGTCAGCGGCCTGCTGAACACCGGCTACAACATCTACTCCGGCAACCGCCAGTACGAGGCAGACCGTGCCGACACCCAGTGGAACCAGCAGCTGCAGGAGCGGCAGTATCAGGACAGCCTGAAGCAGCAGCTCTATGAAAATGAGGCCAGCGAGCGGGAATATCAGGACAAGCTCAATCAGCAGAAGTTCAACAACGACGTCACCAGCCAGAAGCTGAACATTGCAATGGGCGAGTGGAACCTGAAAAAGAACAATGCGGCCCAGAAGGCCAGCCGGGCGGGCAGTGCGGCATCCGGCACGGTGGCTTCCGGCAGCGCGGGCAGCGGCAGCTCTTCCGGCACGGCCAACCGCAGCACAAGCAGCGCTACCCGTCTGGGCAGCGACACCTCTCGGAACGTGACGGTGCCCTACATGGCGATGCTGATGCGCAGTCAGGGCAAAAACGATACCAGTATCAGCAGTGCGCTGCGCAGGGATGGCTATTCCAGTGCAGAGATCGCGCAGATCCTGCAGCAGATGAAGCGCTGACTGCAATAAAGAAAAAGCGCTGAACAAAAAAGCATGTGCAGACCCCGGGAAACCACAGTTTTCCAAAGGGCCTGCACATGCTTTTTTAGCAGAAAATATTGGGGGGCAGAGTCCCACTGGGCACGCCCACCAAATAAAAAATCCGCCGATGCAAAGCATCAGCACAGCATTTGTCTTGGTAGACATTCCTACTGATTGGAACCCGCAGGCTAACCAACAGCCCACTGGGCTGTTGGTTGCTCTGCCGCTGAC